GCGCGAGGTCTTCGCCAGCGCCGACGGCCACACCGGCAACCGCGCGGCGCAGGCCGGCGCCCAGGCCTGGCTCGACGTGATCGAGAAGATGCGCCAGCGCTTCAACGCCGCCGGCGGCGCCATCGGCAAGCTCGGCTATGGGTACCTCGCGCAGGCGCACGACGCGGCGCGCGTGGCCAAGGCCGGCGCCGAGGGCTGGGCGCGCGAGGTGCTGCCGCTGCTCGACCGCGAGCAGTACGTGCGCGCCGACGGCACGCTCCTGGGCGACGCCGAGCTGCTCGGGGTGCTGCAGGCCGCGCACGAGACGATCGCCACCGGCGGCGACAACAAGGTCGAGCCCGGCCAGTACCGTGGCAGCGGCGCCAGGGCCAACCACGGCAGCGATCACCGCGTGCTGCACTTCAAGGACGGCGACGCGTGGATTGCCTACATGAAGGCGTTCGGCGAAGGGTCGCTGTACGACGCGATGGTGGGCCACGTCGGGCGCATGGCGCGCGACATCGGCCTCGTCGAGCGCTACGGGCCCAACCCCGAACAACAGTTCCGGCTGCAAAACGACCTGGCCGAGCGCGCCGACGGCATCGGCACGGCGGCCAACCGCGGCGCCGGCAACACCCCGGACGCCTACTGGTCGATCCTGAGCGGCGCGAGCGGCTCGCCCGAGAACCGCACGGTGGCCTTCTGGGGCCAGAACGTGCGCAACGTGCAGACCGCGGCCAAGCTGGGCGGCGCGATGCTCACCTCCATCACCGACCTGGGCACCGTCGCGGCCAGCCTGCATTACAACCGGCTGCCGTACTTCGTCATGCTCGCCAACCTCGGCCGGCGCTTGAAGCCGGGCAGCGAAGAGAGCGACTTCCTGCAAGCGCACGGCGTCATCGGCGAGGCGCTCACCACCACGCTCAACCGCTGGACGGGCGACCACATGACGCACTCGCTCACCGGGCGCGTCGCGGGCAGCGTCATGAAGCTGTCGCTGCTCAACGCGTGGACCGATGGCCTGCGCGGCGCGTTCGCCGCCACGATGATGCAAGGCTTCGCGAAGAAGCTGGGCAAGGCCTGGGGCGAGCTCGACGCGTGGGACCGGCACTTGATGCAGCGCAAGGGCATCACCGAGGCGGACTGGTCGATCATCACGCGGGCGGTGCCGACCGAACGCAACGGGCTCGCGTACCTGACGCACGACGCGGTGGCGGGGGTGAACGAGGCGCTCTCGCGCGAAGCGGCCACGAAGTGGCTCGCCTTCGTGAGCGACGAGGCGCAGTTCGCCGTCATCAACCCGGACATGGCCACGCGCGCCATCGTCACCGCCGGCGGCATGCCGGCCGGCACCGTGGCCGGCGAGGCGATGCGCTCCTTCATGCAGTTCAAGAGCTTCCCGATCGCGATGCTGACCAGGCACTGGCGGCGCGTGTTCGAGACGCCGCAGGGGCTCGACGGCGCCCCGGCTGGCTACGGCGCCGCGAGCGCAGGAGGCGCCGCGGTCAACCGCATCGCGCTGCTGGCCGCGCTCAACGTGACGCTGACGATGCTCGGCGCCGTCGTGCTGCAGACCAAGTCGCTCGTTCAGGGCAAGGATCCTTACGACATGACCGAGGGCAAGTTCTGGATGCGCGCCAACACCCAGGGCGGCGGCATGGGCTACGTCGGCGACCTGATCTTCAAGGACCCCACCGAGCAGCGCAGCAGCAGCGTCGAGCAGACCGTCGGCTCGATCCTGGGCCCGGCCGCCGGCGCGGCGGCGGGGCTCGTCGGCGACCTGGGCGTCGTCAACGCTTGGGAGGCGGCCAAGGGCAAGGACACGCACATCGCGGCCGAGGCGCTGCGCTGGACGAACTCGCAACTGCCCTACGGCAACTTGTGGCAGACCCGCGCCGCATGGGAGCACTGGGCGCTGTTCAACCTGCAAGAAGCGGTCAATCCCGGGTACCTGTCGCGCATGCAGCGGCGAGCGCAGAAGGACTGGGGGCAGGGCTACTGGTGGGCGCCGGGCGCGGCCCTGCCGGACAGTGCGCCGGACTTCGGCCACGCAGTGGGGAGGTGAAGCAATGAGGACGGACCAGACCAAACGGCTCGCCGAACTCGCCGAGCAGCTCGTCGACGCGTTCATCACCGAAGCCGACCCCGCGACCTGGCCGGGCGCCGGGCACGAGAGCGACATGACGCAGCGCGAGCGCGGTGACCGCTACTGGAGCAAGAAGAACGCGTCGGCCACCGGCGGCGTCCTGCGCTTCGCGCTCGACCTCATCGGGCGTACCGGCGCCGACGACCCGTCCGCGGGCGGGGACGAAGAGGACGATCTGGACAAGCGCATCAGGCAAGCCGAGCGCCGCGCCAGCGACGCCCTCGCGCGCGCGATGAAGCGCGCGTCGGCCCCCGGCGATGGCCGCGCGACGCGCACCGGTTGACTTCGCCACGTTCTTCGCGCTGTGGGCCGAGGAACAGGGGTGGGACGTGCCGGACGTGCACTGGCGCGCGGTGCACTGGCTGCAGCACCGCGGTGCGCTTGCCGTTCTGTTGTGCTTTCGGGGCTTCGGCAAGAGCACGCTGCTGGCCGTGTACAACGCCTGGCGCTACTACGCCGACCCGTCGTATCGCATCCTGCACCAGGGCGACCAGGACCGCACCGCCTACAAGACCAGCCGAGACACGCGCTCGGTCCTGCAACGCCACCCGCTCACGCGCGCGCAGCCGGCCCTCGCGCTGCGCGGCGAGCAATCGTTCTGGTGGGTGGCCGCGTCCGCCGACGAGCGCAACCCGTCGATGCAGGCCGCCGGCATCACGAGCAACATCACGAGCTCGCGCTGCGACGAGGCGCAGAACGACGACGTGGAGGTGCCCCGCAACATCCAGAACCCCGAGGCGCGCGAGAAGATGCGCTATCGGCTGGGCGAGCAGACGCACTGCATGGTGCCAGGCGCCCGGCAGCTCTTCGTCGGCACGCCGCACACGCACGACAGCCTGTACGACGAGATGACGCGCGCCGGCGCCGACCGGCTCGCCATCCCAATGTTCGCGCGCGAGAAGCGCTTCGAGTCGGTCGGCGCCGGCGTGCTCGAGGTCGGCTTCGTGCCGGAGCTGGTCTTCTCGGGTATCGGCGCCGAGGCGCGGCTGCTGACGCGCGGCAAGGACTACCTGCTGCGCGGTAGCTCGCTCACGCTGTCGGCGCCGGCCGCGCTGCTCGACTGCTACGCCGGCAGCGCCTGGCCGGAGCGCTTCGGGTCGAAGGAGATGCTCTCGCGCCGGCGCAAGTGCAAGACCGTCAACGAGTGGGACAGCCAGTACCAGCTCCACAGCCGGCCGCTGCACGAGATGCGCCTCGATCCGGCCAGGCTCAGGCGCTACAGCGCGGAGCCGGTGGTGCGGGTGGCAAACGGCGAGCTCGGCATGTGGCGGGGCGACGCGCGCATCGTCGCCGCGGCCGCGCGTTGGGACCCGTCGAGCGGCAAGGTCACGAGCGACGCGTCGTCGCTGTCGGTGATGCTGCAGGACGAGATCGGACGCCGCTACTGGCACCGGGTGCTGGAAATGCGCGGCGAGGTCGCGCAGACCAGCGAGGACGGCAAGACGATCATCGGCGGCCAGGTCACGGAGATCGTGCGCGTGGTGCGCGAGCTGCACCTGCCGCGCGTGAGCGTGGAGACCAACGGCATCGGCGGCTTCGCCCCGGCGTTCCTCAAGGCCGCGTTCAAGCAAGCGCGGCTCGTGTGCGGCGTGTCCGAAGTGCAGTCGACCGCGAACAAGAACCGGCGCATCCTCGAAGCGTTCGAGGGGCCGCTCAAGAGTGGTCAGCTCTGGGCGCACGACTCGGTGCTCGACGGGCCGACGTGGAACCAGATGCGCGACTGGAATCCGGTCGTCCCGAGCCAGCCAGATGACCACCTCGACAGCGGCGCCGGGGCGCTGGTGGAGACGCCCGAGCGCATCACGCGCGCCGTCGAGCGCGCCGGCTCCGCGGGCTTGAACGCGCCCGCGGTGCCGTCTGAAAATTGGCGACCGTCGGCGGGCATGCACGAAGTCGAGCTGGAGTTCTGAGTCTCCTGCGGCGCGCCCGCGAGCCACCGCGAGGCGCCCATGGCAGTCACCGAACAGACCCCGATCAGCACCTACACGGCCAACGGGGTCGCGACAGCCTTCGCGTTCGCGTTCCTTGCGTTCGAAGCGGGCTCGCTGCTGGTGCAGACCACGGACCTCACCGGCGTCACCGTGGACGCGGTGCTCGGCGTCGACTACACGGTCACGGGACTGGGCAACCCGGCCGGCGGCAGCGTGACCTTCAGCGTCGCGCCGGCGAACGGATACCGGGTCACGGTGAGCCGTCACAGCGGACTGCACCGCGACACGGATTACCAGGACAACGGCGACTTGCTGTCGGGCACGGTCAACATCGACTTCGACCGCCTGTGGCTCGTGCTGCAGGAGATCTACCGCGGCGGCGGGGGTCTGGCGTCGGCGCTGCGCGTGCCGATCGGCGAAGTCGTGGCGGCGCTGCCGAACGCGGCCGCACGCGCCAACAAGACGCTTGGCTTCGACGCGCTGGGCGCGCCGCTGCTGATGCTGGGCGGTGGGGGTGGCGGTGGTGGGGGCGGGGATGTCGCGGCACTGCAGGCCGCCCTCGCCGACGCCGCGAACGTGGCCAACGGCGACGCGATGTTGGCAGTCAAGCAGCCGTTCGCGGGGAGTGTCGCGCGCACGCAGCACGACAAGAACATCGACACCGGCCTGTACCCCGAGGACTTCAGGCTGCCGGCCGACCCCAACGATACGCTGTCGATCCAACGCATCCTTGACCTGGGCCAGTTCTGCTACCTGCGCCCCGGCAAGACTTACGTGGCCTACGGGTTGAAGTCCAAAGCCGGTACGGGGCTGGTGTGCCTGGGCGGGCGCGCGACGATCGACGTGCCGCTCGCGGCTGGAAACACGTCGGGGATATGGATCGACACCGGGGATTTCATCCTTGACGGGGTGAACTTCATCGGGCACGAGACGGGCCCGTGGAACGTCACCACTCCAACCGGCATGGCCAATCGCTTCGGCGTGATCGTCGGCAAGCTCTTCGGCACCGGCTCGGGAGTGGACGGGATCACGGTGCGCAATTGCGACATCAGCGGCTTCAACAACTCCGGCCTGCAGGGCGGGGAGGTGCAGGTCGGCTACAACTTCGGCAAGCACTGCACGGTCGACAACGTGTACTGCTTCGACAACTACGTCAACTTCTGGTACGGGCCGCGCTTCGAGTACGTGACCACGACGAACTGCAGCGGCTACCGCGGCTGGGCCGGCATCATCATGCAGGCCGGGAACAACAAATTCAGCGCCTGTCAGTTCGAGAAGAACAACGAGAACTGCCAACTGCCGGCGGGCGAGAACGACGGGCATGGCACCTTCGTCGGGTGCTCGTTCAACCACTCTTGGGCCGGGGCGGGCCCAGGGGGCTACGGCCTGCACGCGGCCAGCATCGCCAACGGGCACGTGTTCATCGGCTGCCAGTGGTGGTTCGCGCCGATTTTGCTCGACACGTGCACCGGGATACGGATCAGCCACAGTGAGATCGTCAGCTCGCCGGTGACCATCGTCGGCGGCGGCCTGAACATGATCGATGACAACTACGTGCGCGATTCGCTGTCGCGCACGTTCAGCGGCAACACGTTCACGAGCTTCAGGCGCAACCGCACCAAGAGCACCGACAACACCGTCGACGAGGCGTTCGGCGACGTGTACGTGCGGCACAAGGCGCTAACTGCAGGGTTCCCGTTCGCGCTCACCACGGGGGGCTCGGCGAAGAAAATACCTTTCAGCGCGTACTGGAACAAGTACAACGGGCTCGATGCCGCGTTCCTCACCCCGGCGAACGGGGACGTCTACATCCCCCGTCCGGGCAGGTATCGGGTGGCGCTGAACATCGTGCTGAACCCCGGAGCGAGCGGCGTTGTGAACCTGCTCATCCGCCGGAGCCTGTCGGGTGGGGGGTCAGAGGATGTACTCAACGTGGCCGAGACGCTGGCCGCGCAGCGCAGCTTCTGCCTGGCCGACACGCTGCTCTGCGAGAACGGGGACACGCTGTCGGCGATGTACTACGTCGCTTCCGCGACGACCGTGGTGTC